AATTAAAGCTTGCTCCAGAGAACCCAGAAGATTTACTAGTTTGATTTGTAGTAGATGTATTTACACCTTTAGGTTTACTTTGACCTTGTAGAATTGCGTCTCTTACGTCAGTTGTTATGTCAACAGGTTCTTGAACTGTCTTTGTTTGGTTTCTTGCGCTATCCTCGGCTGCTCTATAGTCAGCTTCTAACTTATTAATATTAGTGACAGAATCAAATGGTAAGAAAAATGCACTATAAACTATAACTTTATTTCCATCTTCGTCTAGTCCGTTAATATAAAAAAGATCAAATCCTTGATTACTCAATTTTTTTATATCTAAATACGAACCCTGTGGAATTTTGAAAATTACTTTTCCATTTTCTAAGTCATTATATGATGACTCTCTATAGATACCAAAAGATAGGTCTTTGTTGTCACTTTTAATTGTAATTTTTAAGTCTGTCAGTAGACTGAGATTGTATGGTACTTCTTTAAACTCATCAGACGTAAGTATTTTAAAAGTAATTAAATTATCAAATGGGTAAATATATGTTATTGCACCATTATTTGGCTGATAAGCTAACCGACCGAAATTTAAAGGACCTGGGCCATCATTCACAAAAAAACTATCACCAAAAACACTATAAGGTGACTTAACAAGTTCTAGAATAGGTCTTGTGCCAAATGGATCATCACCAGTAGTTGACAACATTATAGTTTTCAAACCTATTATTTGTGGTTTTTTTGCTCCTTTTAAGTTTATTTTAGATAGACTTCTAGCATATTTCGAAATATCACCAGCTCCACCAGAGAAATTACCAGTACCAAGTCTATCGTTAGGTTCTGAACCCATTTTTTGACCACCTCCTTGTAATAATCCGTAAGATGCCTTTCTTGTTATTGTTGTACCATCAGTAAAATCTATTACCTTCATAGTAACGTCGATCACCGCAGTTGTTGTGGTGAATTTCAATATTGGTCTAAATTCAATTTCTTCACCAAAGTCATCAAGTAATACAAAATTAGTAGTCTTTGTCTTGACGTTTTTCTCATAAACATCAATCACAAATTCAACGTAATATTTATTACCGTAATAATAAGACTCGTCAATCCAATTTTCAAATTCTGCGAGTGTTCCATTATATGTACCATAAATTAAGAAGAAGTCTCCCTGAGAAGATTCATCAATTACTACTCCTAAGTTTTCAAAGTCTGGTGTTTGTGGAACAACTACAGTTTTCTTGTCGAATAAATTAAAAAATTTACCACCATTTACAGTGTCTATGCTTTCTATAAATTGAAAATCTATAAAGACCGGAGCATTTTTAGAGAGTCCAATCCCTCCTGTTAAATTCCAGTTTATTGTATTTTCTTTTGTTACGTTTTGCACCCTCTGGTCTGAAATTTTTGTAACGGAGGGTACCTGAATTTCTAAATATTTTCCCCAGGATTTTTCATTCTGATACAACAAAGGAGATGAGAATTCAAGTTTATAATTTTGCTCAACATCAGTCATATCAAAATAGTAATTAGATATTTCATACTGAAACTTGTCATTAAAATCATAGGTATATACTCTTAGAGCGAATCCTTTAAGTTCACCAAATGTATAGTCAACCGGAATATGAACCTTTATTTTATCATACCTTATAGGTACAGAAGTTGGGTAATTTTGAATCTGTAAAAACGAGGTCTTCTCTGTGTCAATAGTATTATCCTGGGATGAAGATGCCGGAACCTTTCCATATCTTGCATTCACTGCATCAATTCTATATAATTGATTATAAAGTGTATTATTAGTTTGTTTAAACCCTCTTCTAGGTGGATTCTGCTCATCAGCGGAAATAAAACACTTAAACCCATTCACCGTATTTGTGAGGATGTTATAGGGTTCTCCTATTAAATTTGCGTCGTCATAGATATATTCTAATAAAATATTCTCATTAATAGTAACGAATTTCGAAGCTCTCATCTAGAAAAAAGTACACGTTTTGAATATATATTAAAAAACTCCCTTTTTAAGAGAGTTTTAATTTGTGTATATAGTCTTGAATTTCACTTTTTATTTGAGAGTCGGATAGTTCGGGATATCTTTGTTTAATATCTCTGAACAAGGTAAGCTCATCTTTTTTAAGATGTTCTATTTTGTCTTCAACATTACCTATAGAACTACTTGTTTTATTATATTCGTTTTCTAGGTTAACAAATATTTCTAGCAAGTCTTGCTTAGCTTTTTCTGGGTCTGATAGAGCATTGCTGTTTAATCTTTCTAAAAAATCCTCAACATTATTAGATGTGTTGTCGATCATTTTTACAAACCCATTCAAGGCTCTTTCGTAATTATTAGCTTCTTTTTGAATAGACAAAAACTCCTTTCGGATATTTGCAGCTCTTTTTAAAAAAATCTCTTGAATCATTTACTCAGATACATTTTTTTTTCTCGTTGAAGTTCTTTTTGTTGACTTTTGCGCAGTAGTCTTTTCAACTTCAACTGAATTCGAAGTGTCTTTTGGTTGAGAGTTCTTTTCAATCATAGACTTTATCTCTTGTATAATCTTGTTTCTTATCTCAGAAGGATCATTTAAAATATTTCTAGTAAATTCGTCAGCTAGATATTCGATAATCGATATCTCATAAGAATCTTCCATCATTTCAATAAAATCAAGTCGTGGGATTTTTCCATTGACCTTGAAGCTAAGGTTAAAATTTGTATTTCTTTTAACGTTTTTGAACATTTGTGTTACAGGATCTAAAGCTTCGATTCTTTGAATAGTTTCATTTTGTGGCATAGTTGATTGGATATTTTCTACTTGAAAGTTATTTTGAACTGGTGTATCTCTCTGTACCTCAACTCTTTCAACTTGTTCAGTTGCAGTCTCATCTTGGAAAAATCTAGCAAAACTCTCATTTTGTTTTTGTATACTTGAGTCTACCGAGGTAGCTCCATATTTTCTTTTTAATTCTTCAATTTCATCTTCAGGATCAGACATTATAATTGCACTTTCGTTAGTTGCTATCGGTAAATTACCGTATGAATCAGGCATTTTAATTGAACTATTAGTGTCTTCAAACGGAACTTTATCAAGTGGTAGTTTTTTAATTTGATCGGCAAATGCGTTATAAGTAGTTTGACTGCTAAAGAACTTGTTAGGGTCAACTGAATCGTCTTTTATATTTCTCATAGATTCGTTTATTGATTTTGGAGGAGTACCAACAGGTATAAAAAACTTTTCATCTGCTAGTAAATTTGTATTAATTTTCTCTTTATTTGATGTTATTGCAATATTTTGATACACATCTATTATTTGAAAGATATCACCAGTAACTCTATTCTTAAATGTTTTATTCAAATATTCCATTTTTAAAAAATATATTTTTATACACTATTTATAATTTGATTAGTGCTGAAAGTTTATAGTTTTATTTCAATAAAAAAACCCACCGAAGTGGGTTTTATATTTTAGATGATTTGTTTATCACATATCTGCGAAGAAATCATCCTCATCTTCTGCCTTACTCGAAGAAGATGACGAAGAAGAAACAATTGATTCTTCAAAGTCAAAATCATCTGAAGTTGGTTTTGATTCAGTCTTAGAAGATACGAATCCTTGTGAAGACTTACCTGTCATAAAACCGATAATCTCATTGATTTTTCCCTGTTGAGTTTCGTCAAGTCTCTTAGGACCGAAATCTTCTAAATCGTGATCACGATCAACCAAGAAATCTTTAACCATAGTTTGAGCCTTAGCATCAATTTTACCATCTACGAGAGGTGCATTTTTGAAAATACCCTTTTCTTTGAAGTAAATTGGAAGAGAAGAAGCCTCTGGTTTAAACATAGACATTTTATAGTCTGGATATGTTTCATCACCAGTTTGAATTTCTTTTACCAAAAGAACAAAATCCTTACCAGCTGAAAGATCAAATACATTACAAGAAACTCCTGAAATTTCTCCATTCTTTTCTGCTGAAATTTTATCTTTAATAGTCTTTCCGTATTGGAAAATCATAATTTTACCAACTAATTCAGGTTGTTGCTCGTCTTCAAGTACAAGTACATAAGAGTAATACTTTTTAGAGTATTTCAACATTTTTGCTCTTTCTTGAAGAATAGCATTTTTAGAATTAGTCAATTGGTAGTAAAGATCACTAAGAGCACACTTTTCACCAAAGTTCTTTGGACTATCAAAATATCCACAAAGTTCTTTTTGGTTTTTAATGTCTACATAGTGACTAATTTTTTCAAGAGCAAGTTGACCAACTTTACCTTCTTTTGTCAAATTTGGTAGGAATCGAACTACCGATCGATATCCCTTTTTCTTGTCTTTTACTTTTGACAAATCAATACGATAGATACCATCAGTATTTGTTTTTGTCTGTTCATTCAAAAAATCCATTTTTGAATCTAAATTGCCGAATAAATCATCATTCATTTCTGCCATAAATTGCCGTTAATTTTTAAATATTGAAACTTTATTATTTCAATTAAGATTTATATCTTACCCTATTGAAAAAGTTTAGTCAAAGTTGGAGTCAAACTTCCTTGTTCAAAAATTTGACAAAGTTTTCTATACTCATCATCGGAAACTCTCACAAAGGTTCCTTCAAATCCACATCGTGTCACTGCTTCGCCGGATTTTTCATCGATCCAATCTTCTGTCCACAGAGATTTTACTGGTCTAAATTCAGTTTGTGAGTACAGAGTTTTTAAACAATCTATTAGAATTGGTAATTTTTCTTTTTTAAATAGATATTCTTCAAAGTGTATGAATAAGAATTCATAACCGGATTCTTTACCAGATTCAATTAATTTTATTTTGCTTTCAGAGTCTAGATTAATTCTTATAAGTTTCGGACGTGTCGACAAGAAATCCGAACAATACTCTAATCGATGGTTACTTGTTTCAGTATCTAAAATATTTATCAATTTGTTGGTAGCACTTGACCAGTGCGTATCTTTAAAATAAAGATATCCATAGTCATAATCATCGATAAATGTGTCTACTTCATCAGTAAAATCATAAAAGTAACTTTTAATTTCCTCTAAGTCAGGAAATTTGTCACTAAAGTTTTCAGATTCAAAAAGGTTAAATTTTTTTATAATCATCACATTTTAAGTAAAATTTTTAAATCATAATCGTTAATATTTGGCAAATCTGCCTTCCATGGCCAAATTACGTCTTCATAGTCAAGTTCAGATAGAAGTGAAGGCATAACTTCTTCAAATCGAGTAGTTAATTCTTTTCCATCAATCTGATTATCATAATAAGCACTTATTCCGATATAAATTCCTGGTCTATAAAGTTCAAGTGAATTTTCTAAGTTATATTTCTGTTTATCATCTAGAAATCTACTAAGAGCTGATTGTGAGATTTTATCAATCTCTTCAATTTTAAATTTAATCTTAGATATATTTTTCATAGACCACTTTGGTGAAGTTACATATACTTCATCATATGTTGTTCTTGATAGAAAAGTTCCTGATCTGGCACCTGCACTTGGTCCTTGTGCAATAAAAAGAGTTGATGAGAGTAAGCCTACCAAAAAATGTGAAATTAAAGACAGTTTCTCTGAGTTATCAATATTTTTACAGGTTATTAATCCGTTATATCTTCGTAATATATTCGACACATGAATGTCAACGTCAGCATATAGTGTACAAAGTGTCACAAATTTTGATTCCACAAATAGATATTCATCAAATATATCTAATAATTTATCCTTTATAAAATCTAAATCGACATTTCCTAAACTTTGAACCAATTTTGTAAAATGACTGTCTATTTTACTCCACTCACCTTCTCCTAAAAAATGATTTACTTGGTTTTTTAGGTCTGACTCATTAATAGTCGAATTTAACATATATTTTTTGAGTGTATTAAACCACTCATATATAGAACCAAACTCTGTATCAGTTCTATCTTGCCACATATCTGACTCTAAGAATGAATTATATTTTTTTATTTTCATATTTCTATGGTTAGATCTGTATTGTTCGGTCTAGTATAAATAACTTTATTTACATTATTAAAATTATACTTATAATTTGGATCACAATATTTCTTTCCACATCCTGGTTTAGTATAAGCAAGTGTTATATGTGGATTATATTCTGGATACTTATCACTATTTGGAATACTAGACTTTAACTTATTATGTAAGTTAAGTAGATTATCATTTCGATCAACATTGAATTTTACAACATCATATTTAGGATTTTCAAAAAGGTCTATACCGTTAATATTCACTTCTAACTTATCTTTTAGAACTTCTCTTAAAATCGATTCTACTTCACTAACATCAACGACACTTGTCACTGGGTAAAGTAGAGTCAAATGTGGGTGTTCTTGAATGCCATAGTTGTCACCTTCAGTTTCTTGATATAAATCATCTGGATTTATTTGTGATGTCAAGTCTTTCCAATTTTCGACTGGTACATGAACCATCACACATCCGTGATCATATCCTTGTGACTCTAGAAATTTTTCATATTTTAATAAAAACTTCATACTATTTTAATTTAGTTTTGAAAGGACTCTTCAGGTGTTTAAGATTCCATCCAGGAATAAAATCTTTATTCTTTTTTTCAAAATCTTCATAAGATTCAATTCCACTATCTACACAGTTTCTCTCGTATCCTAAGTTTGCTCCTTTTAATTTTGGAACACGGTCATCAATAGTAGTTGATTTTGTTGCTTTTCTTATTTTTTCTAACTGCTTTACAGTTGATTCTCTCGGAAGTGCGCCTTCATTTTCTGACATAACAACTTCAATTGTACCATCTTCTTTAAATTTAGCGAAGTGAAATCTATCAACTATTGGTAATACTTTACCGACTAATTCTGATTCAATACTTTCTGGGCCAAAAGATTTAATAAATTTTCTACCGTTATCGTCTATAACGAAGTCAAAATCTTGACCTGGATTTTTTTCAATAAGTGCTTTTATTCTGCTTTTTATTGATATAAACTCGTCAACTTTAGCTCCTTTGTAAGCTTTAAGTCTTGCTCTGATAATTTTCATTTTAAAAATATAATTTTAATTAGTTTATATATTAAATGGTCTCTTCAAACTTTCTCACATCTTAAACTATAAAATAGGTCTAAATATTTTATCAAAATGAAAAGTGAAATTAAAATAGAATTTTCAAATAAAAAAGAACTGAAAAAACTTATCGATAAAGCTTACTTCGAGAATGGATATAAAGGTAAACTTCTTACAAGTGAAAATTTTATTGAAATTACTCCAGAGGTAGACGATGTTCTTTACTCAGTAATTAAAGGTCTCAATAACGCAACAATTAAAGTCTCAAATTTAGATATAATCGACGGTAACTGTAGATTTATCGTAGATGATACAGGAGAAAATCCTAAAATCTATCCCATATCGATGTATTGTATTATTGATGATAATAAAAAATATATCTTTTATTAAAATATGAAAAAATTTGATTTCGAAGAGGTTAACCTCGTGCCTAAAAAATGTGTTGTTGAGTCAAGAAGCGAGTGTGACTGTGGAGTAAATTTTGGAAAATTTACCTTCAAGCTTCCGATTGTTCCTGCAAATATGGAATGTGTGATCAATGAAGAAATCGCAATAAAACTCGCAAAATCCGGATACTTTTATATCATGCACAGATTTGGAACTAATCCAGTTTCATTTACCGAAAAAATGAAAGAGTTAGGATTAGTTAGTTCAATCTCACTTGGTGTCAATATCGACTCTTATGATACAATCGATGAAATTCACCTGGCAAATCAAGTAACTGGCTCAGACTATAGTCCAGATTTCATTACAATCGATATAGCACACGGCCATTCCATAAAAATGGAAAAAATGATTAAATATATCAAAGAAAAATTACCGAACACATTTATTATTGCTGGAAATGTCGCCAGTCAAGAAGCAATTAAAGATTTAGAAGAGTGGGGAGCAGATGCAACAAAGGTTGGAGTGGGTCCTGGTAGTGCATGTACAACTTGGCCTACAACTGGATTTGGTTCTAGAAATTGTCAAGCCTCAACTGTATATGAATGTTCACTTGTTGCTACAAAACCAATAGTTGCAGATGGTGGAGTTAGAGTTCCAGGTGATATTTCAAAATCTCTAGTACTAGGAGCAACTATGGTAATGATAGGAGGAATGATGTCAGGATTCAAAGACTCTCCTGGCCATCTAGTTGATGTAAATGGGACTATAAAGAAAGAATTCTGGGGATCAGCCTCAAAGTTTCAAAGCGGTAAGACAAATAGAATTGAGGGAAAGAAAGTACTAATTGACTACAAAGATCGATCTATCTTAGATGAAATGAAATACATCGAAGAGTGTCTTCAAAGTTCAATATCTTATGCTGGTGGTAAAGACCTGTCAGTTTTTAATACGGTAAAGTGGATTTAAATCATGTTCCACAACTCAGTTTCGATATCTTTGTCAATTAAAGAATTATCAGAGTTGATCAATTCGAGTAAGTTGCTCATTTTAGTTTCTAAAATTGACCACTCTTTAGAAGTATAGATCTCAGAGAGATCATCATTATGTCTAATTGAGTCAAAAGGAAATTGAAATCCATCAGGAGTGACAAAAATTTGTGAGCAAATTTCTACAAAAGATTCTTTTAACTTTTCTTCATTCATTCTTCTAATATACTAAAATTTTAGAGATTGTCAACCTAAATATCAATAATTTTTATAACATCTAGTCCCTTTCTACCCGGTAATACTGTTATAATATTAATTTCATATTCATTCTTTAACCATTTTTCTAAGTTAAATTCGAAAATTATAGAAATATTATATTCTATTGAATAAATTGAATATCTACCAGTATTAAGAACATCTTTTCCTAAATAGTCTGGAAAGATTATGTTTACCGTTTCTCTAAAGAAATTATTAAACTCCTCAACTGTCCTAAAAGTGGTTCTATCAGATATTCTTTTCTTTAAATCATGTTTAGATGTATCATTCCAATTTATTTTAAATTGAACTTTTTTATTATTAACTCTTTTTTTCAGAGTAATAAACTTTACTAGATTTTTGTCAAAATCAAAAGTAACATCTTTTAATTTCTGTATTTCAGAAGAAACATTATCATCTTTTGAGGACTTGATATTAAGTACATCACTTAATCTTACCTCATTGAACTTTTTGAATTTATATAGATGTTTCATTGTATTAAGTATCCATCCAGTTCACTTTTTCACAAGATAAAAGAAACTTGAATTCGATTGTCCTTTAATTTCCTCCTCTGCTTCCTTAATTTCGTCTTTTCCTTGAGACATAATGTCAGCTGAATTGATTTTTACGCCACCTGGCAAAACGTAATCATAACGACCAGTCAAATTAGCATATTGAACTTTTGCCCATCCAGTAACATATTTTACAAAAAGATCGTCTTTAAACAAATATTCAGCTGGAATATTCGCATAAGCCTCAAGGATCACATCGTATTTTACATTAGTAAGTATGTGAAGTCTGTGATGTAATTGATTAAAATGATATTTGAGAGTGTACTTATTCAACTGATTCATCATATCACTCATTGAATCAAGTATAGTTTTATATACTCCGAGTTCACCGATTGTTGTTACATATGATGATAAATAAGGCTGATTTGTAACCCCTAAATTTACTGATAAGTTAGGTGTATTAATACCGAGTTGAAATAAACTTTCACCTCTTGCTTCGTAGAGATAAACAACACTTTGTATTTCACAAGGTACAGTAACGTATCTATATTTTGTAAATTCTTCAGTTTGAAAGGCTTCTTTGTGAACTAGAAAATACATTTTTTGTACTGAATACTGGTAATTACGGTAGAAGTATGGTAGAGCTCTAGTCTCAATAATTCTTCTGATTTCAGAATCTGGTAAAACTTTTGGAAGTGCGCATCCTACTGTTAGTTCATTTTGAACAAAGTCTATAAACTCTTCTATTGTGTAACCACTTTGATAAGGTACGTAATCAGACATTTAGTTATTAATTTTATTTATATATTAGATTTATAAATCAAGAAACAAATCACCGACATTTTATATATAACAATAAATGTTAAAAATCTATGAGAGACCTAATTATTGAAATGGCGAATAGAAATATAGGATCTTTAGTTTTATTTTTAAAAAATCCTAAAAATCATCTTTACATAGAGTATATAAATAAAAATATACCTATTGAGGTACAAGATTTACAAACATCAGAAAAAATATATTACTTTGTTAATGATTTAAAGAGTATACATCTCTGTAGTTGCGGGAAACACAAGTCTTTCATTGGATTCAAAAATGGATATCGACAAACTTGTGGTGATATGAAGTGCACAGTTAATAAAAGGAGAGAAACATGTATTCAAAAATGGGGTGTGGATAATCCGAAAAAATCTAAAGAGGTTATTGATCGTGAAAAACAGAATATTTTAGATAAATGGAATGGTGATCATTACATGAAAAATGAACAAGTGAGAAAAAAGTTCAATAGTACAATGGTTGAAAGATGGGGTGTCGAATGGGCTCAACAATCTGAAGAGATATCAAATAAAAGTAGAGAGACTTTTGAGAATAATGATAATAGAGAACAAATAATTGAAAATAGAACCAGTTCACTAATTAATAAATCGAAATCAGAAAAGAAACAAATAGAGCAGAAGAAAAAGAAGACAATAGAAGATAAATTTGGAAGTTACGATAATTTTGTAAATTTTAGAAATGATAAAATAAGACAAAAATCTTTGAAAAATTGGGGAGTTGATCATCACTTGAAAAGTAAAGAGATCATTGATAAACGTATTGAGTCTTATAAATTCAATATTGTTTCGAAAATTAAAGAGAACTTACCAGAAAATATCATCTTTATTGACAAGCGGGAAAATCTAAATAAGACTGATTCAGTTTTAAGATTTATGTGTAATAACTGTTCAAATGAATTTGAAATGAATAGACAATTGTTTCAATTCAGAAAACTATCTAAAGAAGAAATTTGTATTAACTGTAACCCAATATTGGTTGGAAAATCAAAGAAAGAAGGAGAAATTTTCGAATTTATTAGTCAGGTCTATAGTGGTATAGTTCTAAGAAATCATAAAGGTATAATTTCTAAAGAGCTCGATATATACATACCTGATTTGAAGTTATCATTTGAATTTAATGGACTTTATTGGCACTCAGAGCTTTATCGAGATAAAAATTATCATCAAGAAAAGTCTAAAGAATGTATTAATAATGGTATAGAACTAGTACACATCTGGGAAGATGAGTGGGACTTCAAAAGTGAAATAATTAAATCGATGATACTAAATAAATTAGGATCATCGAAAAAGATATGGGCGAGAAGTTGTGAAGTCAAAGAAATTGAAGATAACAAATTAATTACTGAATTCTTAAATAAAAATCATATCCAAGGAAGTGTCGGGTCCAAATATAAAATTGGTCTATTTTATAATGATGAATTGGTCTCGTTGATGACATTTGGTAATCTAAGAAGATCATTAGGCCATAAATCTAAGACTGATCATTATGAATTAATTAGGTTTTGTAACAAATTAGGAGTGAGCGTTATCGGAGGTGCTTCTAAATTACTGAGTTATTTTATAAAAAAATATAATCCAGTAGAACTACTAAGTTACTCAGATAACTCAAAAGGTCTAGGTGGTCTTTATGAAAAACTTGGATTTGAACTAGTAGGTGAAACTGAACCAAACTATTATTGGGTAGTGGATGGCTTTAGAAAACATAGATTTAACTTCCGAAAAGACAAGTTAGTCAAAAATAACTTTGATAAAAATAAGTCAGAAGTTCAAATTATGACAGAGATGGGATATTATAGAATATTTGATTGTGCTAGTAAAAAATGGTCAAAAAAAATAATTTAAACAAACCATATGAATTGTGTCTATAAATAATAAAAATATACCCAAAATATGAAAACTATTGGTCTATGTATGATTGTAAAAAATGAGGCTCACGTTATCACAAGATGTATTGAGTCAGTAAAAAGAATCATAGACTATGTTTTAATTGTCGATACTGGTTCAGACGATGGAACTCCTGAGACAATTCAGAATTGGTTGGTAGAAAATAATTTTCCTGGACAGGTGGTAATTGAACCTTGGCAAAATTTCGCCTATAATCGTTCTTTCGCACTTGCAAAATTAAGAGAAGTCGAGCATATTGATTACGCATTAATGATTGATGCTGATGAGATATTGGTTTTCAATGAAGACTTTAATCCTGAATCTTTTAAAGAGTCACTTTGGGCGGATATCTATGACATTACCACTAATATGGGTGGTTTCATTTATAAAAGGCCTCAGCTTACTTCAAATCGTAGAATGTCGAAATATGATGGTGTAGTTCATGAGTTTTTATCACTTGAGGATGGTGGGTCAAGAGACCATGCAAATGGATTTCACAATAGTCCAATTCAAGATAGTGCAAGAAACAGAAGTGGAAATAAATTTGAAAATGATGCTAAACTTCTTGAAGAAGCTCTGAAGGGTGATATTTCAGATTGGTTCAGATCAAGATATACCTTTTACTTAGCACAGTCTTATAGAGATTCTGGTAGACCTGAGTTGTCATTAGAAAAATATTTAGAAAGAGCAGACCAAGGTTTTTGGAATGAAGAAATTTATGTGAGTCTATATAACGCTGGAAATATCATGAAAGGTCTAAACTATCCGAAGGATCAAATTCTTCAGACTTATTTAAGAGCGTATGAGGTTTGTCCTCATAGAGTTGAAGTTCTTCACGCGGCCGTACAATATTGTAGAATTCACGGTATGAATCAGCAAGGATATATGATCGGAAAACATGGTATAACAATTCCCCTTACTGATACATCTCTTTTTGTTGAGTCATGGGTTTATGATTATGGACTACTTGATGAATTTTCGATTGTTGCTTTTTGGGCAGGTCATTTTGAAGAGTCTAAAACTGCCTGTGAGAGACTCTTAAACGAAGGTAAAATCCCGGCACATTACATGGACAGGGTTAAATCAAACCTACAATTTGCCATTGACAGGCTTAGTTAAAATTCTCTGATTCTTTTAGAGACATTAGAATTTCCCTCTCATTATCATTAATTTGTTGAGGAACTTTCAAATTCATTTTAATGAATAAATCTCCTGTTTGACTATTGAAATTTAAGTCGGGTACTCCTTTTCCAGTAACTCTGAGCACTTTTCCGTGAGTTGTTCCTGGTTGAACAGAGAATTTGATATCACCTTGAGGTGTTTTCAAGAAAACTTCTTTTCCTAGAATAGCATCGACAATATTGATATCTTGTTCATAGACAAGATTATTATTCTCTCTCTTGAAATTTTGATCTGGAATTTCTTCTACGGTGACTAGAAGATCACCCGGTATACCACCTTTCACAGCATTTCCAAACTGATTTAAATTAAATGTTGCCCCATTAAATGATCCTTTTGGTATTTGAATATCTACGGTTTCTTCTTTTGGTATAACACCTTCTCCTCTACAGTTATTGCAGTTTGTTCTTACAATTTGTCCAGCTCCGTTGCAAGAATTACAAACAACTATTTGTTGAATTACACCAAATGGTGTATTTTGAACAATTTTTCTTTGACCAGAACCATGGCATACTCCACAAGTGGTTAAATCTTTTCCTCCGACACCATCACACATTGTGCAACTGGTGTGTCTGTTGTATTTAACTTTTTTTGAAAGACCGTTTATTACATCTTGTAAAGTAACGGTAACTTTCACTCTTAGATCTTGACCTTTTCTAGTCTGTGGTCTTTGACGGCCTCCTCCGCCAAATCCAAAAAAGTCTCCAAATCTAGAGAATATATCATCCATACCAAATCCAGAGAACGGATTGCCTCCTCCGTGATTATCACCAACTGTTCCATAAGTATCATATTGTTGTTTTTTCTGAGGATTTGACAAAACGTCAAATGCCTCAGCACACTCTTTGAACTTTTCTTCAGATTGAGCGTCTCCAGGATTTTTATCTGGATGATATTTCATAGCTTGTTTTCTATAAGCCTTTTTAATATCATCAGCAGATGCTGATCTGTCAACTTCTAATATTTGATAGTAATCTTTACTCATATTATAAACTTTTTATTAAATTTTATTCAAAAACTATACCATTATAGACCTAAATGATTATTGAGTTTAGTATCTCTTATTTCACTTTGAATATCACTATTGGTCTTCTCTAAGGCATATTTTAATTTCCCTGCAACATAATTTTCAACTATTAGTGTCATTATTTCAGTAGTTGAGTCTAAATTTTCAAAGTCATTTAGTGCCTTTGAATTCTTTTTAAACTTATCAGATAGTTCTGTTAGGAATTCTTCTAAGTTAAATTGTAACTGATAGAGTTCGAGTCGTAAGTCTTTTACAGTTTTTAAATACTGGTTTGTAGGATTGAATAATCCGGGTAAATCTATAAAAAATTTAGAATAAACTTTTCTTACAGTGGGTAAGACATATTCGAGTCTATTATTTCCTTCTGGATTTATCTCAGTTTTATTTATTGTTTTAGTAAATAACTTATGTTCAAAAAGTCTGTAATGAGTATTAATTGTTTCTTTAAAGAACTTTCTCAGAGAGATCGAATCTTGCTCGTTTTTTAATCCTCTTAATAGTGTATCTAATAAAACAACATTATCTAAATCTTTAAGTGATTTTGGATTTGAAAAAATCATTTAGATAGTATAATTTTTGGATATCTAAAAGGTTTCCCATCTATTGTATACCCTTTAGATATAACATCAATTATTTTTTCCTCACCGGTTTCTAGAACTGATATTACTTCGTGTAAATCGGAATCATAAGTCTCGGTTTGAATTTCCTCAATTCCTTCATTTTTAAGAAACGTACTAACTTTATTTAAGATAATATTTAATCCTTCTGAGTCAGAGATAGATTTTCTAGCAATAGATAGGTCGGAATCTAAATCTAAAATTGAGTTAAGTGTTTTAATTTTAGTATTTAAAATAAGTTCACTTTTTTCTTTTTGAACTCTTTTTTTAAAATTTTCAAATTCAGCATAAAGTCTTACATAGGAATCATGTCCTTTTTTCTCTGCAAATTCATCAAGTAGGTCATTTAAAACTATTTCACTATCTTCTCCAAGTGAAATTTTGTAGACCATTTCTT